AGATTTATTTATCCTTACTATATCATTTTTTAGTTTAATCATTCTCTTGCATACTTTTTTACATGATGTATCAATTTTATCATAATTTAAATCGGGATTAATTAATTTAATCATTGCTAGCAGCTCGGTCATAGGAAAATCTAATAATGCAATAAAACGTTTGTTTGCAACATGGGGGCAAAATCCAGCATAACTAAATTTACATCGCGTGATGGCTTTATTGAAATCAATGATTTTTTGCCGAACTTTTTTAGATGCTCCATTAATTTCCCATGATATTTTCGGAATGTTCTTATCGAGTTTTACATCGGTTGGAGTGAAATTGAAAAATAATATCGGAGATGATGTATCAATTTTATTAGCTGAATCAATTAAATGCCATTTTTCTAACATCATTTCTAAGTTGTTTTCTTTATTTTTTTTAATCAAACTGTTTTTTTCAATATATGATTTCCTCGCATTTATATAGAGTTCTATGGATTTTTCTATATATATTTTATATGACATAAATAAATGCTTTATTGCTAATTTTATTGGCTGATTCAATAAAATAATCTTTTGTATGGCATTTATTATAGATACCGGGTTTGCCTTATATATATTACTTATATAATATAATATTTCATTTTCATCGGTTGTATACATTGGCATTATAAAGATGTCATTAAGAACATCTAAAAATTTACCATAATATTTATGGTCGAGTTTTTCATCATTATAATAAACAGATTTGAATGCAGTCCATTCTAATATTTTGTTTTGTATAAACTTATTAGTATAATTACCTATTACTATTTCATGTTCTAAATTTTTTTTATTACTAAATCCGCCTGAAACTTTAATTGTTTTCTGGGGGCATTTTTTTTCTAATCCGCCACTTATTTTATTAAGTTCATCTATTATACACATCTTGTATTATATAAAAATATATACAATTATATATTATAAAAAATATTCATGTCTTCCGATAAAAAAAACAAAAAAGAAGACAAAAAAGAAGATGGAAAGATTGAAATACCGATAAAGGAAACTGAATGCGCTTTTGGTATAGAAGATTCCGGTGTATGTTTTACACCCGATGTAACAGATGAGCTTGTCAAAATAAGCGAAAAAAAAGGCATAACAGGAAATAAACCCGAAGAAATAATAGAAAAGTTAGCCGAATCGGTAGGCTGTGAATCACAATCATGTTTAGCCACAAATAGTGAAATTATAAAGGTTATAGGTCACGATAAGATGCTTAAACAATTAGAAGAAAGATTTAAGCCGGAAGGTCCATATGACTCTTATGCATGGTTTTCTAATGTTAATATAGATAACGTATTAAAACAAGTATCTGATGCATACAAAGATAAAAAATTTCTACATATACCATTCGGTATGAGTGATTTTGAAAAAACTAATACATCAGCAGCTACGTATGATTTTGTAAAAGAATATAACGAGGGAATGAGGTGTTTTGGTGTAGTTTTTAATACAGATGTATCGTCTAGAGGAGGTCAGCATTGGTTTAGTGTATTTGGTGATTTTTCAAAGAAACCATTTACTATTGAATATTTTAATTCTGCAGGTAGTGCGCCTTTACCATCAATAAGTAAGTGGATGAAGGAAACTGCCGCCTATATATCTAAAAACTTAGAAGAGTGTAAAGCTATAGTTGTAACTGATATAGTAAATCAACAAGATAACCACAGCTGTGGTAGTTATTCGTTATTTTATATAATAAGTCGTCTAGAAGGCGAACCATATGAAACATTTAAAAACACTAAAATAGGCGATGATTTAATGCATGATTTTAGAAAACTTTATCTATTTAGAAGGCATAAGGACAAAAAATAAAAATATCAAAAATTATCTTTATGCAGTCATTGATTTTAATAAATCATTAACAGTATCCATTACATCGTCATTTTCGGGAAGTTCTTCTGTGTTTTCTTCTTGGGTTTCTTCTGTGTTTTCTTCTGTAGCGTCTTCCGTATTTTCATACTCACCGCCGGGTTCTTCACTGGGGTCTTCATTAGTTTCTTCATCTGGTTCTTCATTTTGAGTTTCACTGGTTTTATTTTCATCGTCTTCAGAATCGACCTCGACCCCTGTTTCTCGTTGCATCATGGAAAATTGATTATTAAGAATTTTAAATAATTTAGAAACTCTTGGATCTTTATTATTCGCAGATTGCCTCTTCATGAACATAATAATTTTTCTAAATTGAGATGTTACCGATGCATTTGCTTTTTGGCTTAATGATACATCAACTATAAAACTTTCTATAATAATGGATGGATTTTCAGCCTCTACACTAGTCTTATAATAACTGTCAAATTTAGTTTCTAACATATTTACGGATTGCGCAATAATATCAAATGCCTTATTACATCTTGGAATTTGTTTCTTCATCTTATCAATATTATCTATCAGCACCCTACTAAATTTTTTAATATCAATATCCGGACTAGTAATAATTTGATAAACATTATGACCTATTAGATATGTATGACTGATTATACTAAGTATATATTTTTTTGCCATCGATCCAAGTTTATCGGATACCCATAATAATTTTAAATCTATATTAGAAAAAGACAATGGTTTTAATGATAAACCGGGTTCTCTTTTAATAAATTCATCACCCAGATTTTCTGCATTTTCTAGATATCGCCTATATTTGCCGAGATTTCCGCTAGTTATTACAATCGATTGTACTTCTTTAGAATTTTTAAATTTCTTATATAGTATATTAACATCATTTACAGAACTATTTCTAAGTGATTGTTCCGTGATTAAATTATCATTTAATAACTTATCTAAACTTACTATAAATGCTTTAATTTCATCGAAGTTATCATTACAATCTGGAAAATTATCAATGAATTCGCTAAAATTTAATAACATTTGATAAACTCTTGAATACTTCTTTATTAGTTCTATTAGTTTACAGAATTTAGGGATAATAATATCAGTATCGGCGTTTTCAGCCCCTGTCATTTGAGAAAACATATCATTTAATAACTCCGAATCGCCGGAATTTTTTGGCATGATTTTCTTAATCTTTACCTTTCCTCGGGACATTATAACTTAGTATATTTATGTTTTATAATATAAGTATCGTATATTCTTTAATATATATAATTTTATTTAACAAAATCCTGTTGAATAATTCTATATTTTATAACGGCTTCTAGCATATTATTAATACAATCCCATAAATAATTTATTTCTTCTTTCTTTAAAACTGCGTATTTACTGCGGATGAATTGAAATAATCCTTCCATCCATTCTTTTCTACAATCATTCTCTATATATTTATCTGCATGGTTTGATATAATAAATTGTTCATCTCGATTAATGATAAATTCACGACTATCCCACAGTCTATCAATCGAGCGGTCGATTATATACGATGGATTTACATTTTTTGCTATTTTGACTACTCTTTTCACCCAATCAAAATCAAGATTATTTTGGATATCATCCATACTTTCTACTAATTTAAAAATTTTAGATATCTGCCTGTTAAAATGTTGTATTATATCACTAATCTCTTTTTCCTTCTTTAAATTCATGGTTATTATATTATTATACAAATTAATCTATAGAATTTTTAATATATAATAAAAATTGATTTTTTATTTCATGTTTTAAATTCTGACACCTGTCTTTTAATAAACATGAAAAACAGAGATGTTATTAACATCAATTATATTAGTAATTGGATTCCAAACGAATTAATAGAAGCAACCTCGGATGAAATTGAGATCGTGCATTTCATAATAAAACAAAAACAGTGGACTAAAGAGTCACTGCATAGATATTTTAAACATGTAGAAAGTATTTTACTTGAAAACTTTCGAGATGCTGTAAATAAATCGCATATAAGGAAAATTATAATACCCGAATCATGGTTTGACACAATGAATGAACAGTGGCGTTTGTTGGCATTACTTAGAGATTTTCATGATCATGCATGTGGAAGGGATGTAACCCATTGTGTTAGGACTGCGGATTGTGCTAGATTTCTATCCTATGCTCTTAGTGGTATCAAAGTCAATAAATTTCCTAAGCCTGTTATTCGCCTATTATGCGGCGATAATGCGCCCAAAGGTTTTATTCATCCAAGTTTTAGGCAATTTAATTAACATAATTAAATTTATTTTTTTGAATATTGTTTATTAAAAATAATTTTATATCCATGATATTAGACTAAAATGATAAATATTAAACGAGAATACATAATTAATAGTATTGGATTATTAGGGGCTTTGTTGATATCATATAAAACATATAACTACACTAAATGTAATATGCATGATCCGGATGCACCTCTAAAAAATAAAAAAAATCTAACTGTAGAAATAGACGATATATTACCAAATGACCCACCCAATATAACGGAATTTCCAGATGATTCAAATGATTTAAACGATGACCCAAATCATAATCCAATTATTATGATGGCATCGATATAAAATAATTTATAGTATAAATTTAAAATATACGTATTATATAAAAAATACATAAATATGAAAGATTCAAATATTTCGTTAAAAAATAAAATAATTTTTCAATTATCGTATATTCATGAAAATAAAAATAATGATTCAATTAATATGCTTAAAAATATGGCAGATTCATATGACAAAGACAAAAAGGAAAAACCTGATGAGCTATTAGATGAAATTGTCGAATCAAATAATAATGAACTTAATATTTTATTTAAAAAAATCAAATTAAATTTTTATATACTAGAAGACCTTATAAAATATCAGATATTAAAAATAGATGATGAAAGGTATCAAAAAATAATGGATGAAAAAATCCAATTTCCGCGTAATATTGATAGTCTGATTTTAATCATGGGTGGATACGGCGATGCATTCGACCATGATATACAATCAGGATTACTTAAAATAATAGATTTACCTTTTTTTAATGATTTGATTTCTATATCCGAAATTAATACTCTTATGATACCATTTGTGGCAAATGATGAAATCAGTTTACCAGTCTTAAAAAAAGACTACGAACATTTTTCAACTGTTGTAAAATATTTAGCATGTGATATATTAGGAATAAATACGGATTTTACTACAGACTCGATATATGAGGATCATGTTTAGCCCTCTATAGGTTCAATATATGATTTTTTAGTACCTCCATCATATTTAATAGCGTATTTTTTTTCTATTAAAATATCATTTATTGTCTTTTCAGAATCTTGTAATTTAATTGTAGCAAGTATTCTGCCATATTTATCATATTTACCGCATTTTATATTAATAATTTTATTCAATATCATTGAACGTAAAAAATCCCTAACTAATATAGCATTTTGTTTTTCCACATCATTTTTTGTTCTTATTTCGGGCGCATCGATTCCATCTAATCGGATTTTAAACTTAAAGAAATCAGGAAACCCATCGGGCTTTAAAATAACAGTTATTGTATCGCCATCATATACATTTATACATTTGCATAAACATTCAACACCATCCAAAGAAAAATAAGGCGTATTTTCATTAGAACATGTATTTAATTGGTTTATATACGCCATTGTATAACCTATTTTATATTACATCTATATGGATTTAACTTTAAACCAGATTATTGATAAAGTTGATGAGTTGCATGTGAGTTTTGATAGTTTAAATGACCATATATGTTATCCAAGAACGAAAAATATAATTAATGAATTGCGCGATATAATGTTATGCTTCCAAGGCGTGAATTCAAAAATATCAAATATTTATAATATATGTAATAATAAACATATTATTACGCGGGGTGCTTATAAAAGGACTGATGCCAAATGTATAACAAATAAAGATTGGAATTATAATAATACGAATAAGACCATTAATAAGCCTTTGACTCATGATATTAATATTAATGTTAAGATTGTGAGTGATATAAATGAAATACCAAATACCCCCATATATTGGGTTTCAAATATAAATCAATTTGCATTTCAGATTAATGGAGTTATATTAAGAGGTAATATAGGAAATATTTATGATAAGACTAAGCATAATAAAACGCAGCTTGTAATATGCAAATATGGAAATAAATGTCAAACATTATTTTCAAATAATATATGTAAATTTTATCACGACCCTTATGATTTATTAAAACTTCTAGAATCAAAAAAAATTTCTAAAGAATTATTTAATCACTACGCGAGTATGTACAGAAATTTTATTAATACATCATGGTTATATACAGATTCATGGTATAAAAATGATACAATGCGACCATTTGGGTCCAGGAATTTATTACGGTACTCGTTTGATGCATTAAAGTTATATAATGCTAACAATAAACGAGTTGTTGAAAATTTCAAACATCAATGTATGCATGATATACTTGTTTTAATGGGCATGAATCAATGCGATATCGAATAATATGTATTAAATAATTTATCAAGCGCTACACCTGTTCCAAAATTATATTTATAGAACATATGATGTATATCATGCGTTTGTTTTTCGATTCTACTGATTGAATTATGGGCATTAATTGTACTTAAGGTTGTCATGTGAAACCATATTTTTAAAGCAATTTGAGTAGACGGAAATATAATAGGTCCTATAAATACCGACATCAAATTTAATACTAAATGTTCAATACAATGGCAATACAGAGCGGTGTATGGATTAGTATCTATAATTTGATGATGCATTTTATGTATTGTATATAATAATTGAGTATGCATTAATCTATGTATAAAATAAAACCATATACAATGTATTACGTAATATAAGTATAAGTGTACTATTAATAATGACGTTAATAAAATATCAGTCCGTTCTATATTGGTTGTCATATACATGGTAGGTAACATTTTTACTAAAGGGTATACGATAATTTGATTAATTAATACAACCGATACAACTTTAAACGAAGGAATTATACATTTAAAATTGTATAAGCAT